GGAAAGGGGAATTAGGTTGTGGTGAAGTAGAGAGTCAGGCGAGCGACTTGCAGAGCATTCAAGCCTGAAGAGTTATACGCTACTCCAACAATGGGACGGTAGTGACAGAGTCGGTAGTCATCTGCCGCTGAATAGCCAACGAGGCGTTCAGGGGTTGTCCACTCATAGACATTGGTCGCAGTTGTGAAGGGGACTGGCTGGCTAGCCGGTCCGGTTATCACTGTGTAGACGACTGAGTCTTGTGGATAGAAACCTCGGACGTCCGTGGAAGTGGCCATAGAAGAGGGGGAACGGAACACCCATGGTAAAGGGGTGTAGTATGGGAGGCGGGTGGAGAGGGAGTGAGTCAAGCGGGGATTCGCAGAGATGGCACCACCACTCAGATAATTGGCAAGGGTCTGGGAGATCCCCTGGAAAGTGTCTGAAGCACCAACAAGTTGTTGTATTGGAACGTTGGGAGTGGTAACTGAACCAACAGAAAACTTGCTGATTGGTTGGTGATGGGCGTAGACTGCGGTGACAGGAGAGGGTCCGACGCTTGAGAAGGTTGTAGGAGAAGAGGTGTGGCGAATTAGAATGTTGTCACCAAACCAGTCCAAAGTGATCTCGACTGCCCCACGAGAGAAAGTGTGCATTTCATTCCACCAGATCCATGGGTTGTACTGTCCAGCAGTTGCAGAGAGGGACTGACACGGATTCCAGGGGCAGATGTAGTGTTCAATCATGGTAGGAATAGAGGTGGAGGGAGGGGAGGTAGAAATTCCAAACCCAGGCACAAGATACCAAGACACACGCTTGAGCATCGCAAGAGGAGTCTGGATGGATTCGCCCATGTACAAATCTGGAGAGGCAGGAAGTGGACGGCTAAATTCCGGAGGAGAAGAGACAGAACCGGGGTTGGGGTCATTCTGCGACGCTTGAATAGAGTGATAGATACCAACTTCATCACCCGCAAGGGCAAATGGGGTGAGCATAGGATTGAAAGTTGGGACCTTGACAAGGGCATTGGCGAAGTTAGCCTGCAAGAAAAGGTTGATGACGGCGTCGCCGCCGGAGGTATTGGCAGGAGGAGCAATGGTAATGAAAACGAGGCGCCAACCGCCAGTGTTCCGGTAGTTTCGGGGCTGGGTTGTGTTGCTGGATGGATAGTTCGTGTCTGTGAGCATCCACATGGGATACGCCCCACAGTATGGGAGGTGAAGATCGTATGTGCGAGATGCACTTGCGATGACAACCACGTGTGGGAACGAAGTGTACCAGGTGGGATGTGCAAAGAAAATTTGACCGGTGGGGCCATACGCATTTCCAGCAGGAATAGCAACAAGAACACCCAAGCCCTGCATGGTGGGACTGCCTGTGACTGTGAGACGAATGTCTGTGTCAGCACGGATCCATTGTGTGAAATTCACAAGAGATTGGAGAGCCGTGGAGGTAAACAGAGACTTGTAAACATCTATGTCAAAGACAACACCACTCGACCAAGTTGTGTCGAAAAGAGTGCAGAACTTGGCCATACGGGCCGGATCAACAAGGATGGGAGACTGTGGGATGCAGTCAGTGAGAGAGGGGGTGTAAGCAGAAACGGGTTCAACGGGATCAGTAGATTCAGTGCCAGCCTGACCCATGCCAATCCCGGGAACGAGTGGAGGAACATCATCCCCGGCAAGGGCACGGCCATGGTGGTGTGAGACTGGTCTCGCGACAACAGAGGTGGAAGGTTTAGGAGTTTCTTCGGATGGAGGAACAAGATCATATCCGAGAAGATCATACCACACCTGCGGATCAGAGACCGCAAGCTGTAGATTTTCAAAGGACCAGGAAATAGCAATGGTGGAGGAGGCAGTACCAGAGACAGGATTTCGCAAGGGCTGTTTGACAATCAGAGCGCAGTGCCACGGAGCAATCTGCTCAAACATGGCGTTGTACGAACCCCCAGTGATGAACCCATTCTTGAGCCAAGGAACAATAGCCTGCCAAGGAAGGAAGATATCAAACTCAGTACAAACAGAGAGGTCCATCTCTTGGGAGAAAGGAATGAGAGGAGAAACGTTTGGAGAAAAGAAATCAACTGAAGGGATGGCAGTATTGAATGAAGCCACAAATAGGAGGGAGCCAGTTTGCTGGGGTGCTTTCGCGATAGTAATGCGAATGTTAACACCATCAGCTCGCCAATAGACAAAAGGAAGTGCCGCTTGGCCAGCAGGAGTGAGAACCAGGGATGGCTGGGTCTGATATGTGACAACAGAGAATGTGGTGGGAGTTGGAATGAAGCTGGCAAGGAGGGTGCCGCGTGAATCAGAAGCACTAGTAGTGGTGAGTTGATTGATGGTACGCATAGCCCCCAAGTCAGCAAAGGTAGGAGATGTGGTGTCAGGGGCAGCAGCAGCGACAGAATTAATTTGGCTGTGCCCAAGAGGATACGCAGGAGAGATGGAGTCGACAGTAGACAAGTTTGTCGTCGGGAGTAGACCAGTCCGGTCGGGAGAAAAAGGCATCATTGGTTTGGAGAAGCCCATGGCTGCCAAGAATGGATCGAACGGAGCAATGATTGACGAAACAAGACTTGTAGCTGCTCGACCCGCATTGGAAATGGGTGCGCCAGTGTAGCGGGCCGCCCCGTGGTGGGAAAATTCATCACCAGCAAGGGCAACACGGTCACCAGCCAAAGAGACAGAGCCCATAAGAGATGGGAGTAGAGAGTCATCATACTCGGTATCTACAGGCTTGTCAGAATCACACACATAGGAAGCGGAAAATTCAGCAGGGCGGCCACGAACCAGGGCAAGCCAGTCCATCCACTGTAAAGAAAGACAATGGGGGACAGGCCAGCCACGGGACACGATAACAGCTGCAATGCGTGAGTGGAACTTGTTGAAATACTCTGCTCCATGAAGAGCACTCTCTGCTAAAACGACAGGAAGGACTTGCTCAAAGTAAGAGGCAAAAGTCATGTCTTTGGGGTAGAAGCGGAGAATGTTCTCAAGAGAAGAGAGTTTCAATGGACCATAACACCAACCCTCATATATGACAAAACCACGAGACACAAAACGAGCATCTGCGAGTGGAATGTTACACGGAGGGAGATTCTTGTCGGATCCAGAGGAGGTCTTAAGGCCAAGCTGGGCAACATGATTCTGAAATTCGGGGATTGAAACGGATTTTGGAAAAGCACGGGACAGGAAATCATCTCCATAGTGAATGGGGGCAAGAGATTTATACAAAAGGAAAGCTTGTTGGGGGGATAGACGGGGGTTGCTTGCGCACATGAGACCATAACAGATCGCAATAGCAGCAATGACACCATCGTCCACAGAAGTTCCCCACTTTCCAGATGCAACAATACCTTTCAGACGGAGGACCGCACCGCCAGCCTCAATGAGAACGAACATCTGTCCGTATATCAGAGACTTGGCAGCAGCGAAATGCTTTGGTGTGATCTTTCCGGCATCTAGGAATACCTGGTAGAAGGAGATCTGGTGCTCTTGGAACGCAAGTGCGAGGGAGTGACTTATGGATCTATCAAATTTGGAGAAATCCATTTCGAAACAGCCCCCGAGGAACGCGTTATAGAGACGCAACCATTCAGAGGAACTGGGCACAATTCCGACCCCCAAGCCTGAATCAACTGGCTTGAGGATACTGAATGCTTGTTGGTGCCACAGATACCTCCGTTGGAGGAGGAAGAGAAGGAGGGGAGAGCCAAAGACCATCCGGACTGCTTTCCCTGGAGGAAGGCGCTCATTGAGCTTGGGAGCCATGCGATAAGAACGATCAGCAATGGACAGAAGTTGCTCAATTGGGACGCCAGATTCAAGGGATTCGCAGACAGAATTGAATTTGGTGAGGACTTTCGGATGCATGGTATATGTTAGGCCATCGGCAGACAAGAAAATATAAGCAGATTTCTTGCCATGGCGAAGGTCAAGCACATTGCCAGAGGCTTTCGTCAAGTCAAGTTTTGCGAGGACAGGAGTCCCAGCAATGAGTTGTTGGAGGGTGAGTGGAGCACAGTCCCCAATAAACTGCAGGGCTGCTTTTGCCATATGGGTGGAAAGCTCAATGGCAATAGGAGATAACTCTGCAGGATACGGGAGAGGGCGCATTTGACGCTCGGATAAATCGACGAGGGCGTCAAGAACAGGATGAGTCATGTCTCCAGTCTGAGGATCGGCCTCCCAAACAGAACGTGGGGGAACGTGGGTTGGAAGGCCGGATATGTCAGAGGCATGAACGATATCCATGGGGGACGGCACGGCGGTGACCGGGCCAGAGGGAAGATGGGAAACATTGAAATCAAGAGAATCAACAAGCGATGGATCTACATTGTCGCGCACGATTTGCATCGGATGCGGGGCAAGGAAGAGACCACCAACAGGAAGGGGTTCAGTCAAAAAAGTTTCCAAGAGTTCGCGGTTGATGTAAACCGCAGCGGCGCTCTTCCCAGTCACACCAGCAACTTGCATAGCAACAAGTGTGCCATCAATAGAAATGAGAGAGCCACATGAACCAAAATGAGAAATATTGGTATCATATGACAGACCGGAAAAGATGGTGACAACTGTGCTGCTCTTAGCATGTTGATAAGTGTAGACATCACGTCCAGGACACAGGGAAGTGACTCTGACTGCTTCTTGATCTTGGTAAGAAAGCAGCAAAGCATCACGACCCCGGTGGACAGGGACAGCGGAAGCTTCAATGAAATGAGGGAGGAGAGAACGATTCTCCTTTTGTATCATGGATAACTCAAAAATAGCTATATCTAGATCAGGATGTGAACAAATAGGAATCTCTGTAGCGAACAGAGAACAATTAAAACTAGCCAAAACTTCACCATCCCGTTTGACAAGAACTGTGCCAGAACGGGAAGTGACGATAAGGCGCATAAAATGATGAACAGTCATGAAACGGCGACCACCAATGGGAACAATACAAACGTGCTGTATCTTTCCCACATCGGGCACCAGAACAAGCTGCCAAATAATGGAGGCAGAAGACAAAAAAGGATCGGCACCGGCAAGAGGAACCCCACGCTGCATTCGCAGCGCATGGGCTTCTTTACCAGCACGTCGATAATTTCCAGAGCGTTTGCCCTGGTTCATAAGTTCAGTATCACGGGTGCCATAATTGGTAGTGTCAGAGAGGGGAACATGAGGTTCCTCCTCTGGATAGACGTGGCGGGCGATCTCAGCAAGAGCTGCGAGACCAGCGACCACCGCGGCTGCGACACCAAGAATCTTCATATGGCGACGAGAAAATGTGAGGGTGTTCCGGGCACGAACCCACGCTGCAAGATTGGTCTTCAAAAAAGGAATGGTGGACTGCATGTGCGGCGTGGACAAACATGTCGGGACAGGGGCATTTGGGTCTGTACAAAATTTTGGAGGAGAGGGCCAAGGGAGAAAACGAACGGCGTCGTATTCTGCTACCTTGGCCATCCCTTCCTCAAAAGTGCGAGAACGAGACAACAACAGGGAAACAGCGAGGAGATAGATGCCAAGCGAAACCTTGTCGTGGTCAACAGGTGAATATTCCAAAAGAAGTGAATGGAACATTGCAACCTGCCGGTCACGCATCGTGATGGTGGATGGATAGTCGAAACAACAATGAGGGAAGTGAGTGGGGGGGGGAGCAGATGGGTCACATTGGGAGAGCCAAGACCAGAACACAAGTATGCAATTCCTACAATTAGTAGCAGGAGGAAGTGCATATTGGTCATGGGCCCAGCCTTTGGCAGTGAATCCATGTGCTGTACAAAGGGGGGGCACCTCAAAATCCATATAGGCGCGCATCATCACAGGAATGAGGCATGGTTTTGAGGTGTCGGGGAGGGGGATGTTGGGTTTGTCAAACTCAGGGGAGGGAGGAGATGGAAAAATTTCATCTTCTGGCTCACCCGCAAGTGCGACTGGTTGAGAAAAGAAACCTCTGGCTTCTTCAAGATGCTCAATCCCACCACATTTGTCAAGGCGTTGACGAAATGTGGTGGCGAAATTGCACCAATAGGAAGCTTTGAAGTCCAAAACTTTGGAAGAGAACCATTTCTGGAATTGAGCGTAACCACCAATGGTTGAAAATTGGCGATTTGTACCAGAAACAGACTCAAACTTAGCATGTGAGAAAGTTGAATAGTCACGTGGAAGGGTTGTGTCGGGCATGGTCATATGGATACGAATGGGGAACCGGGCATAGACAGCTTCAGCAATACTTGCTGGAACTGCACCAATGCCTGGGAAAGTGGCCTCATTCGAAATCCAGATGACAAGTCGGGGATCAGCAAAAGTGATGTCCTTTCTCTCAAGAGATGCAGCATTGAGGCGCATGCGGTGAGTATTTATGAGAGCAAGGATACGCGAAGGAAGGGTGGCCAGAGCATCGGCGGAACCGGTAGCAGCGGTGTCGTCGATGATGAAAATCCGTTGGCCAACATACGCATCATCAAAGGAGGTGAGAGTTGGACTCCACTGATAAAAATCATTATCACGCATTTCCTCCCCGCACAGGTGCCGCCAGGCAACCCGAGCGAGAAGGTCATACGCAATCGTGGTTTTCCCGACACGTGAAGTGCCAGAAATGAAAATACCAAGCGGTTGATTAATGGAAACAGTGGATTGGTTCATGGATTTGATAGTAGTAACAAATCTATGGTATTGATCCTGAACCAGAGAATAGGCACGGGGAATTTTTGTGCCAAGAGAGAGGAGGGAAGAATCAAGGATTGGTTGATGGTCAACTATAGCAATTATCTGGGCAGGAGAAAGTTGTGCCACAGTGACAGTTGGAGAAAACCATTGATCCATATACTGCTGAGCAAGCTCGACAGCTTGGGGAGCACGTAGGTGATCAGTGGCGACAGTGTCATATATGGAAACACCGAGTTGAACAAGGCGGCTGAGGGCAAGTAATGTGCCCGCAACCTTTCCTGTATTCAAAACGATGTCCCACGCAGACGTCAGGTCAGAGACTTCTGAACGGAATTTTTGGGTCCGGAAGGCACGTGGGGGGGGAGGGGGGAGGCCAGCAGCAGAAGCGATTTTGGAAGCTTCTGCCGTGACATGAGTGTCAAAATCACCACCAGCGAGTGCAACACGAGAATTCTTAGATGAACGACAAAACGAAACAAGAGACCAGGCAGCCGAAAGAAAGGCAGCGAGGAGCAGTTGTTGCGATAGTGTGAGCAACTTTGAAATGGAAGTGTTGCGAACGCATAAGGCAGCAATCAAGCGTGAAGAAGTGGAATCGGAGCAGCGGGAGAGGAGGTAGGTGGCAGATGAAAGCGCACCAGCCACCTCAACCCACTGCATACGGGTTAGCTTCTTGAACATTGGAAGATGGATGAGATCCCTGTGAAGGGAGTCAAGAACAGCACGGGAAGTTGATTTCATCAAAAACCGTGAAATACTGACACCAATGGCATCAAACATGGATGAGTGCTCAACAGAAAAGAAATTCTTAGCACCATCATACCATGCAAGGCCAACAGGGAGAGGGGGAAATATGACTCCAGAGAAATCAGGGTCTAAAGTGTAGACACCTGGAGGAACTCCGGTGACAAATTCCGCAAGAGCAGAATCCTCAACATCATAACCATCGGTGTAAACTTGATGGGTAGACATTGGGAGGGAGGTAGGGTTGTACCAGCTTTCATCATCAACAACAGCAAACCGAATGCGCTTAGTAATGCGCGAAGTCGACTTGTGCCGATTCCGAAGGCGAAAGCGGTGGGGGGGGAGAGAGAAGTGGTGACCAGGAACAGGAACACGAGGGCGAAGTGTACGCCGATAACGAAAGTACCCGTCTGGAATGCGAGACAACTGTTCCTCGAAAGGAACAGGCATCTCATCAACAAACTGGAACTCTGCGTCAATCATGCGTGGAAGCACAAGTGGGCCAGAAGTGGGGTCAAACTCAAATGGAGTATGGTCGGAGATGGAAAATGGCAAAGATGGGTAGTCCAAGTTCACGGGCTCAGTTGGAAAAATGAGCACGGAAACATTGGACATGCCACCATCTGAAGAAAGCCATTTGGGAGGAGCAACCACCTGGTCAAGAGAAACACCATATGGTCTATCACAAACGAACATAGTGACGACCTTTGGTGCATCGGAGTCCATAGTGGATGGAAGGGGCTCCGTGTTGAGGGGAGGTTGGTCTGGGGAGATTTCATCATCACCATACAGCACAGGGCTGGGTGGATCAGAAGGGCCAGCAAGGGCCACACCATGACCCCAGTACTGCGTCTCAGCTTCCAGGCCACCGACAAGCGGGGGCGCACAGAGGCAACTGGAACACAGGCATGAAGCAGGGTGTGAGTCAGGCCAAAACAGGTTTGAATCCTGGGAGGGGAGAGAGAAATCACGACGCATGAGGAATGCGTATGAAGGGTCACGGACTGCAAGATCCTGCAATTCAGGGATAAACGAAACAAGCGTTGGATCCCATTGAAAAGAGGAATTGCGGAGGTGGGCAGGATAAGTCTGAAAAGGGAGGAAAGGAGCAGAGCCGCTAAACGGGTGGTCATTTCCTTGAAGGCTTTGAGTCGCTTGTGAAGAGCCGCTAAACGGGTTAACAAGGACTGAGATTGAAGTGCGCGAAGCGCACGAAGGCTGGTCTCGCAAAGCGAGATTGCTCCCATAACCGAGGGGGCGGGCGGCGGACG